AGTCGTTTACAATCGTACACGACTTGAGTCTTTAACCTTATCCTAATATATGAATGAGAAGAAGTTTAAATATGAAGGACAACAAAACACAAAAGAGTACTGGTGCTTACACCAGAAAAGGCGATAGGAAAACTGCTCCGCAGTTAAAAGATCGGAGCAAAAAGAAGATGAGACAAATAGCAATTCAAAGGAGACGCGATGCTAAATTGTCGAAATTTTATGAACCGCATGGTTTGTTTGAAGCATTGAATCATCACAAAAACAATGTTGGTCGTCAAATTGAACAAGCCAAAAATTTGCATGAGTCATTTGAGCAATTAAAATCGACACTGCAATATGGTTCACAATCAACGGACTTATTGGAAACAGTCCTGTGCCGCATTGAAGATATCATGTCTTTAATGTTGGCACTTTCAAATGTCGAAAATGTGGTTGGGGCAGTTGCAGCAATTCAACTATATGCCCGCACGTTTTACACTAAATCGATGTTGAAAACACTAACAGGTGTCATCAATAAAATTTTCCAAGATGACAAGCCATCACCGCAAGCTCAAGGTGATGAAGTAGAACCAACAATGTCAGCAGAAGACAAGATTCGAGAAATGAAACAATGTGTACTCGATTGGAAAAAATTTAGGCATGGTGCTTTTGCCAAAAATTTTGTTCAATTAATCAATATTCTCGCAACATTTGGAATTGGTAATTTGCAAGATACGCCAATTGCAATTGGAACAATTGAATTATTCCGAGCTCGTGCTTGGGATGTTCAGAAACAATCAATTGATTTTTTTGAAATGGTTGTTGAGACGATTGCATTTTTTGTCGAAAGAGGATACCTTGCTTTTGCTAAGGGGGATTTGTCTTTATTGATGTACGATGATGAAGAAACAGCTAAGTACGAGCAAGAATATTCTTTATTGATTTCGTGTGACACCCTTTTGGAAACAGGAAGATTAGCTGATCTTAAAACTGAAAGTATTAATGGTGAAGCTGATTTTGAAGAGCGATTGGAAGCTTTGATTATGAAAACTATCACAATGATATCAGTTGAGAAAAATCCAGCAGCAAAAACTGTTTTGACAAATCGTCTTGTTATTTTGAAAAAGATGCGTTCGAAATTGGTTCTGTTGCAAAAAGCATCGCCAGTACGAGAAAAACCATATGGTATTTGTATTTTCGGCGGATCAGCTGTAGGAAAAACGCTGATCAACACCATCTTAGTCAAAGTTGGATTGCAGTCAAATGGATTTCCAAGTGGAAAGGAACATGTAGTCACCCTAAATGATAGTGATCCATTTCAATCGGAGTATCGAACATTTCATCAAGCAGTCACAATGGATGATTTTGGTAATACAAAAGCTGATAAATATGAATTTTCTCCAACAGCAAAGATTATTGATTTTCTAAATAATGTTCCAAAAGCGGCATTGAGTCCAATTGCTGAATTGAAAGGAAATGTAATGATCAGACCTAAAATTGTGAGTGTCACAACAAATGTCAAGCACTTGCTGGCAAATGTTTTCTCGAATGAACCAGCTTCAATTTTGCGACGTTTCAATGTTCATCTTGATGTGCGATTGCGTGACGATTGGATTGACTCTGAAACAGGAGGAATCAAAACTGAACGCTTGAAGGATGTCATGATTCCTGATGCATGGTTAATTGATATTCAAGTCATCAAGATCATTCGCACACAAAAAGGAGCTGATAACTTTCAATTTGTATGTATCAAAAAGAACGCTTCAATCAGAGATGTCATTGATTATATTCGTCGTGATTCTGCATTGTTTTTCCAACAACAAAAAGGATTTGTGAATCAAACTGAACAATTTTATGATTTGCAATTGTGTGAGCATATGGATGATCCTAAAACATGTAAGTGTTGTAAAAAATTGGATGTACAATGTAAAGAAGTAGAAGATCGAATCATGGCACAAGAGGACGATGAAGAAATGTGGGAACCATTAAATCCTTTCAATCAAATTGAACAATGGTATCGAAATATGGGTGTCGATGAAGTTGTCTATAATGCATCAAACAAAGTACGATCATTGCATGATGCATGGTGTCAATGGCGTGATGAAAAATTATCAAAGGAAGTGATACTTGGACTCAAGATAGTAGGTGGAACTATGTGCCTTATTGGAGTCTTGAAGACAATCCAATGCTTCCGGCGACAAACAAATATGATTGCAGCACATGGACGAGAAGATGGAATTCCGCAAGTTGTTGAAGAAGATCATGAAAACAATTGGAAACAAATTGAGTTCACACCATTACCTCGAACTGAAAAAGCAGCCACAATGAGTGGTGATCAGTTTATGAACGTGTTGAAGAGACATATGGCATTTTGTACCATCTATAATAACAAGAAGAATACAAAATTATCATGTACCATTTTTCCAATACAAGGGAACACATGGTTGCTTCCAGGTCATATGGTGCGAGATCATGAAGATATCACAATTGTAGTTCAACAAGGTCGCGATGATACCATCAATCGAACATTTCAGGAAAACATAGGATCTAACAAGATTCAATTTTTTGGGCATGATTATGCACTAGTGCGGCTTCTGAAAGGAGGTCCTGTTCGTGACATGCTTGATATGATTGTCCAGGATGATTATCCTTTCATTGCTGAGGCTATGGATTTAGTCATGAAAGGATCTAATGGAACCAGTGGTGTTGTTAAGACACGTGCACGAGACCGCAAAATGGTGTCTACAACAATAGGTGAATTGGAAGGAATTTCGTATCATCTTGGAATATCAACTAAACCTGGTATGTGTATGTCTGCATTGGTGACAAAAAGGACACCTCGTCAAATTGTAGGATTTCATTTGGCAGGTCGGACTGGAACTGGATATGGAGTAGCTGGAGTGATTAATGCAAATTTGATTCGACAAGCTCTAGGAGATTTGGATTGTAAGAATAATCTGAGCTGTCATTCTGAAGGAAATATGACAATCAATAAGTATGGAACAAATTACAAATTGCACACAAACATTCCACAAAATCATTCTACCAGAAAGATGAAGGCTGATGAATCCAAACAACCACCATGCGCATTGATCTATGGAGCTCATGACAAAGGATCTGTTGATTTCCGAACGAATGTCAGGAAATCTCCAATCTCAAACAAAGTCACCGAAATCATGCAAATTCCACGAATGCATGGGCCATCGACTGTAAAAGATGTACAGATTGATTGGCAAAGAGATTTGGATACAATGATGCATCCCAAGGGAATGTTTGCAACACGACCATGGGAGCGTGCAGTAAGTGATTT